TGATCCAAAAATCCTCGGAGGATTTTTCACCGTCGCCCTTCGTGTTGGCGATGATGACATTGACCAGCTTGAGGATATCCTTCTCGGAGCGCACATAGGCCAGCGGGTTATATTTCATGCTTTTGGAAAAGTTGATGGTGTTCAGGACCTTGATGCGGTATGGCTCATAGACGACCTTGCCGTGCTTATCCCGTACCGGCTTTCCGTTCTCGTCCCGCTTCGGCCCGCCGTGCGCCAGGAGTTTTCCCGTCTCCCGAAGGAGCTGTCCTTTGGGATCGGTGACCACATAGGAGCTGTGCATTTGGAGCAGGGACGGCTTGACAAAGAACCTTGTCTTGCCGCTGCCGGAGCCGCCGATGACCAGGATATTTTTATTTCTCGCCGTTTTTGGATCCTTCGGGCGGCTGGTCATGGTGAGGCTTTCCGTCCGCGTCAAAGGGATGTTCCAATCGGGAACAGGGTCTATGTAGGGCGCGATATCCTCCGGCCGGCCCCATCTCGCGCTGCCGTACTCAACGCCGCGGCGATATTTCTTCGCGTTTTTCGCTTTCAGGTACACCGCCAGCCGGACGAGCGCCGCCCCGGCCACGCCCAGCAGTAGATCCAGAGGATGCAGGCTGAGCCAGAGGGAGGCAAAGGCCTCGGTGAAGCCCTGGGCGATACGAAGCAGCTTTTCCGAAGCGTCAAGCCCCGGCGCCAGCCGCACCGCCTGACAGAGCTTGTCAAAGAGCCAGACGAACAGCAGATACGGAAGGTTCGGCAGCAGGACCTTTTTCAGCTTTCCCGTCATCGTTCCAGCCCCCGGTCCCTGTTTTTGACCTTCTCGCCCCGCTCCAGCTCCTGCCGCTTCGCCTGCTCCTTGGCCTTGGTCAGCCGCCTGCGGATGGAGGGCTTTTTCTCCTTCGCCAGATTCTTTGCGGAGAACTCGCGGAAGGCCGCCGTCACCGCGTCGGCGTCCCTGCCCTTGAAGAACACCAGGTAGCGGGGGATCTCCCCGGTGGTATCTTTTTTCAGGGCAAAGTCAATGCCGTACTTCTTCGCCGTAGCGGAGAACGCCTTGATATTCTGGTCTGTGATCTCGATATTGGACACGCCGGCTCCATGCTTCATAAGCTGCCGGATGGTCTGCTTTCCGTGCCGGAGTTGGGGATTAGTCTTGTGCTTTTCCATATCCGCCAGCACCTTCTTCATGGCCTGCTGCAAAAGCTGGGCGGTCATTTTACCGGCCTCCACACAAAGCGCAAGGGTTTTCTGCGTGATTTCTTCCTGCAAGGCGTTCACCTCCGATCTCCGCTGCCGTACAGGTCATGGCTGACAAGGGATGTGTAGTAGCTGTCCATCGTGACCGGCGCGTTATACAGCGCCGCCAGCAGATATTTCTTGATATTGCGGACATAGGTGGTATTCTCCCGCATCCGTTCCAGCACATACTCGATGTGGGAGCTGTCGATCTTCAAGAACCGGGACTTCACCACCTCGGCGGGGTAGTCGTCCCCGGCGATACGGATCATCTCCCGGTTGGAGCAGACGGTATCCACCATGAGCTCCACCAGCTCGTCCAGACGGTCCCTGTCCAGCTTTTCATCCTGGGTGAGGATATCGTAGTCGATATTCTCCAAAATGATCTCCCGGTAGCTCTCGCGCTCCCGCATCCTGTCCCGTCCGATCCTGCTTTTTTCTCTGGGGGTAGGGGGACTTGATGGGATAGGACTTGATCCTTGCGTAATTGATAATTCTTTATTTTGTTCTTTAGTATTTAATTGGGCGGGGTTCTCCTGAATAGGGGCATCCAACATTGGCTTCACCTGTATTGGATTTTCCCGTATAGGTTTTTCCCGAACAGGCGCGGGCGTCTGTGCCGGCTCCTTCGGCTGCTCCAAAATGGTGTACTCGATGGAGCCAAGCTGCCCGTTCTCGTTGCGGACGCGCGCCCGGACGAGATAGCCGTGCGTCTCCAGCTCCCGGATCCCGCCGCTGATGCTGTCGATGCCGTCCTTGCAGATGCGGGCAAGCCCCTTCATGGTGTAGTCCCAGTCCTCCGGCAGCGACAGCATGAGGGACAGCAGCCCCTTCGCTTTCAGGGACAGCAACCTGTCCCGCAGGTGGTAGTTGGACATGACCGTGTAATCTCTGGTCTTTTCGATGCGGAAAACTGCCATATCCGGCGCCTCCTTTCTCTGGTTTTGAAAAGTGTTGATTTTGGCGCAAAAAAGCCCCTGTCCTGCCTCCCGGACGCTTCCTATGGGAAAACACCCACGCCGCCTTTTAAGCGGCGCTCTGAGAGGAAAAAACAGAGGTTTTCGCACCCTAATTGATACATTTTTCAGGCGGGGATAGGCACGGATATGAAAAAACGCCATAGGGCGGCTGCCTATGGCGTGGGGACAGGAAAAGGGCACTGATTTTCACATCAGCGCCCTTCGTGCCTGTCAGTATGAGATTTTTTGACTTCGTACCGTGTTCCCTGCCTTTGAAAACATTGATTTTACTGACTTTTTCATGTTTTCTTATTAGGAGGCGGGGAAGGCAACTCCCTGTCATACATAGATTTGCTGTACTAAAAGCGAACTCAGCGATTTTGTGCGACCTTGACATTGAAGTCAAACAGTTCCTTGCTGGTCGAGCACCGGGAAGAAAACTCTCCGTCACGGTTCTGGATGACATCGGATGCCGGGACAGGCTTTCCGAAACCGTCGTCCACAAACACAGGATGCTTGCTGCCATCATTGTCAGAACGGGGCGAGAAGCTTGCGGCCGCGAACCAGTCTTCCTCATCGCTGCCCTGCTCGTCGTACAGACGGCAGAACGGAGCGGGGATTTCGGGCGTCGGAAGCTGGAACATTGCTGCCTGCATTTCCTTGCCGCCATTCTTCACATTTACATCGATAAGGGGGCAAATCGTATCGCCTGCGCACTCCCACTTGGTATAGGACTGAGCGGTAATTGCGGTATTGCCGTCAGATACCTCAATACCGAGCGAAAGAATGTCTGATTTGAGACCGAGCTTTTCCTGAAGCATTTCCGGGGTGAGAGTCAGAAACTGACCGCCGACCGTGTTAATGATAAGGTTCATCGTTCACATTCTCCTTTTTGATTTTAGTAAATATAGTTCTCGCTTCGAAGCGCTGCCTGAACGGCGCGGATTTCCTTTTCGGTGAGTTGGTAGCTGCCAATCGGCGTGTTCGCGGAACCAAAGTAAGCGGAATCGAACACCATGCAGGCTTCTCCGTTCTCATTGAGCCGATAGAGGAATGCTTCCTTTGTCCGTGCATCAGTAGGATGGTCTACCAGCGATACGAGAGGAAGACCTGTTGTCGAGTTCTTAACCATCTGCCACTCGGATGCGTTCCGGTCACAGTACCCAGCGATGTAGATGTGCGGCTCGGAGATAAGGCGCAGGTCACGCTTCATCAATTCGAGCAGAGAATTGGCGGGCTTGCAGCTGTAAGTATTGGTCAATTCGGCGTTTAGCTCGAAATTGAGCGAAACACAGAAAACACGGTATCCGCGCTTATCCAAGTCATCGAGCATTGCGGTACCAGCGCCCGAAGACAGGAATGAAACCATCTTGGTGTCCATGTTTTTAGGCAGGTAAAGCACAGCTGTAATGAGGTATTTTTCCGAGCGCACCAGATTCTTAAACATCACGCATCATCCTCCGTCTTGGTAGTCATGCCATGGACTTTTTCGATGGCGGCAGCAATCGTGTTGTTCTCCAGTTCAGGCATCTGTGTGCAAAGGTAACCCCAGTCGATGGCATCGTGGACCTTGCGGACAAACGCATCGTAGGTGCCAGCGGTTTTCATCATTTCGACTTCCGATTCGTAGCAGCCGGATTCCTCGAGCAGATGCTGGATGTCATCGATGGGGTTCATTTCGATAGTTGGTACAGTTTTGTTCATGATACAAACTCCTTTAAGTGTTTTGGATGCGAAAAGAGCGGACCTCTCAGAATCGAGAAGTCCGCCCTTTAAGCGAAATTGTGAATGTACGAAAGGCAGAAAGCCTTTTTGATTTGGAATGGTATCTATCGTACAATACCCATTCTACTTAGTTCGCATATTTTGGCAAGTAAAAAATGTTGCTCATTCGAAGGCGAGTGGTGAAGAGTGTAATTTTAGATGTGGAGAACAGTCCACTCACTCCTTATTCTGTAATTTGTAATTGTAGCGTAGATTTCTAAAAAAGCCGCCCACCAAATTATGTTGTGGGCGGTTTTTTTGTTGTTAGTTTTCGAAATCTGGATTCTTCCAGACCGTTTTCTTTCCGTAATGGATATCCGAAATGTACTTGAACGGAATCTTATCCTGGTTTTTAAGAAGAGCATCTTTTTCCTCTAAAAATTCCTCAATGCGTTCCTCTTCACTACGCGGAGCAATGTTCCATGTATCGAGATATCCATCATACATGGCATCCATATTGAAAATTCCGTCAACGGGGTACTTGACAGAGTTAATTTCTCCGTTGACGTCCAAGCCAAGGTGGACGTTCTTATAGTTCTTGATGCTGTCTGTCAAGGATTTGAATTTTCCTTCAGGAGTATCGGGATTGCTGTACTTTTTCACGTACTCTTCCGTTAACTCCTCCGTCATGGCCAATGTAATCCAGAACTGGAGCCCGGAATACTCAAGGCTCGCTTTCTTGATTCTCTCCATCGTCCGTTCAGCCCAGCCGGTGGGATTAGCAAGATAATCCACTACCAGTTCATCGGCATTTGTGGATGTCAGGCCAAAGCAAGACCCTTTTCCAATCTCATCTACAATGCTATCAATAGGGCTGCGATAATTCTTATACCCCTTTATTATGCGACAGAAAGCGTTCTGTCGTGCTGTCTGGTCGTAATAACCGCCCTTGAGAATTTTCTTCTTGTCTTCTTCCGTCACATTCTCTCGGAACATATCGAACAGCTTCTGTGCCATTTCCTCTATGACAGAATCCGAGGTAAAAGAAGAACGGCAGAAAATCGTTTTGAAGTCCAATGTTTCATTGACGGTTTTGGCATTATCGATAACGAGGCAAAGGAAGCGTATCTCCTGGTTGAATGTTACGGGTTTATTTTCCAAGGTTCCATAAAACCGCTGCCCGTACAGAACATCTACCTTATGCTCACCATAGGCGAGCGGTATGCGCATAAAACGGTAGTAATACTCGGACAGCTCACCGGAATCAAGAATGATATTGCCTTCGAACGAAGGAGCGCCGAGCTCGAGGAACCTTTTGAATCCCTCGCGGTTGATATTGTTTGCCATGATATTTTTCCTCCTAAATACTTACTTCGTTAAGCCCTCGAATTCCTGATTTTTCCAGAGCACATTCTTCATATCACTCCTTTTCCATCTGAACAGTCCAGCCGTTCACATCGGAATAAACCGCATAGAGCAGTGTTGCAAAATTATAGCCTCCGTCATACAGCGTGTAACGAAGGGAAATGTTCAGCGCAAGAGTGCGTTCCTTGACGGTGCCATCACAATCAAGATAGCTGAATATCTTTGTCGGATGGGAAAACCATGCTTCACGTTCTTCATTGAATTTATCTTCATCGTATTCCACGACTTGCTTGAAACACGAATCAAACGTAACAAGCTTGACAGACGAAAACACATCAGCCATCATCCCGCACTTTTCAATCAATTCATCAGGCCATTCGACTTTGATGATTGCTGCACCATCGCGCAGTTCTTTCAGTTCTTTGTGGGGACTCAGCGAGACGTTGTAGCGTTCACTGAGGAAGGTGAACAACCAAGACCAGTCAATGACTTTCAGGAAGTTAGATACTTCCTTGGAATCCATGAAAATTTTGATTTCTTTCCGTGCCATAGTTTTATCTCCTGTTTTTCGATTTTCTAAAAAATGGTTCAAGTCATAGAATTCCAGTTATTGCCCAACCATTCACACCAGCCTGTGGTGGAGGAGGGACAATTTTTGCTGTCCGCGCAGATATGATTCAGCAGCATTGCCAAGTGAAACTTATCCAATGTCCGAATCATTTCGAGATTTGTCTTATCAGACTGCACGATTGTCATGTCAACGTCGGTTTTCGTCTTGATGTACGACACGGCTTCGCCCATCTTTTTGAAAAAAATTCCGCAGACCGGGACAAAGTATCCAACCTCGATGGAAAGCTCTGCCAAAAGACGGTAGCTGTCAGCAGTGTTCGTCCTCTGGAAAAGTTCATCGAACTGAGCGCGAATTTTCTTCTCATCGTTTTTCCCAATGTCATTCAGGTCAAAGATGTATTCCTGAACAATGAACCCATTATTAGATTTCGTGGGCACATATGCTTTGTAACAGGATGCATCAATCTGTTTCATGACAATCGGAAAGTCATGCGAAGACGTGGAATAGAGACATGCTTTATCGACTTCCTTTTTCAGCTTTTCCAGCAGCTTTTCAAGAACAGCCTTGAGATATTCGGCGTGCTGATGGCAGGTATCCACTTCTGCCTGGAACATACCGGTGTCATCTTTGAGCCGCCCGGTTTCCCAAGCTTTGTCAAAGACGCACTTGAGTTTCTGGAGCTCGGTTGCATCCAAGTTGTCGTATTTCCCGGACTTCGTTTTAGCCTCAAAAATGGCGATTGCTTCACGCACTTCACTGTACGAATCAAGTATCAACTCAAGGTCCTCCAAAAAGAGTTTCTTGTTGATGTCGATGGAGTAATTGATGTCGGTAATGCGCAAGGTTATGGTTTTTGCCTTTTCTTCGACATCAAACCCCATTTCCCGGCAGATATCCGGGAACTGTTTCAGATACATCATATTTTTTCACCTCAAACTTTCTCAGCGATATCTTCGCCGTATACCATGCTCGGGTTGGAACCGTTGTCCCATTCGGCAACATAGCTAAAATCTACAGTTAATGTGTTTGTCGTAGGCAATTTCTCCTTTCCAAGTAAACAAGCAGGCCCGCCAAAATGGTGGGTCTGCTTGTTGTTTACAGATTGTGAATTGTACGGTGGCAAATGCTGCTAAGTGGAATGTTATCTATCGTACACTTCCATTCTATTCGGTTTGCACAAACATGCAAGTAAAAATGGGCCTTCCCAAAAGGAAAGCCCACTGTATGGTATTGCTGATACTCAGATAGCTGCACAGAAGTTCGCAAGGCGCTGCCAAAGCAAGTAGTTGTCGTAGCTCATGCGTACCTTTTCGGGTACACCTGTAACGAGATACCACTTGTGTGCCTTAGCCTTGATGTTCGAGATGCGCTGCTGTTCACTGCGCGTAAAGGCTTTGCTGAACATACGGCGTCTGCGCCCGGAATTCCAGTATGCACCCTCCATAGTCTCGCAGATAAGAGCATAGGCAAGTTCGTTCTGAACATCGTCATGGGTCAACTCGATAATCTTACCCATATTCAGGCACCTACCTTTCGGCTGGACTTCTCGCGGCTCTGATGCACCATGGAAAGCGCATAGTCGAGCGCAGCAGCATCATCCGGCAGATAGGTGACGGATTTGAGTTCTCCGTACTCGCTGTGATGGCGCGGGATGGTCTTGGGTCTTTCCGTAACGACCGTCTCCTTCTCGAAATGCAGAGCAATCCGATTTGCAGGAACGGCATACCGTTTCTGCCGCTCGCATTCCTTGAAGTAGTCGATGGGCGTTGCGAACCCCAAGGGTTTTCTGCCATCAAGTCCCGTAACGGTGACGACATACGCCTTGATGCCTTTCGCTTCCCGTCTCTGCTGGTCCGCATAGTAGTGGAAGGAGATGTACATCGGCGATTCCTTCAAATACGCGTTAGATTCCCGCGCAATGTAGGTCCCGCTTTCCCGGCAAAACCACAGAAATGTCTGAGGTTTACCGTCGGCTTTCGCTTCCTTTGCGGCTTTCTGAATGACCTTTGTGTCGAGGTCAAAGTCCGACTGATATTGTTTTGTTACCTGCTTCATCGCAGATTTCAGTTCCGGTAAAATCGGAATCATAGTATTATTCATAATTATGGAGCAGGACACCCCATCTATAGCCGTAAGGCTTAGGTGGGGAGGAATGCATTTCTTAGAAAAGACTAAGATACAGCGTTTCCTGCTTACCTCCTTTCAGTATTTAGATGATTTGTATCCATGCTCCCGCATGGCAAACAACTTGAACTTTGGAAATTGCTACTGACTTACTTTTCCCGTTGACGGGAATCAAAAGTCTTGTGCCTTTGTTATGGCACCCGCTTGTAATGTACGTTTTACCTTCGAGACGCACAGTGTCGTATGGCTGAATTGCATAGCGCTGCCTTCTTATAGAGCGACGACCCCTCGATACCTTTTTGTTGCGGTACTTGTGCAGGTTTTCGGAATCTTTTTTGTGGTCACGGCTGATTCTGCCGTTAAAAAGTTCCTTGCCTTTTGCCTTGTTACCAGTGCGAGCGTCAATATAAGTGGCATCGTAGAATTTTTCCAGCACACGATTGTTACGCTTTATCTTTTCGTAATGTACGAATGTGCAGCGACGGCTTGGATGAAGTTTACCCATTGCGTATGCATCATTATTATGACTCTTTTCAAGCTGAAGCGCGATGCGCTTTTCTTTTGTCATTGCGCCATAAGTGATGGTCACAAATTCTTTACCGTATGTGGCGTACAGTGCATTTACTATCTGCCAGCGAATAGCGTTCATAAACGCTGCACCTGTAAGGTTGGCAAACTTTTTGTCTTTACCAAAACCGAAGAGTTTACCTCCCTTTTGATGATTAGCTGGCGTATGGCATTTTTCACACGCTGTAACCAATTCATCAAGCTGATAGCCATGTCTGCCTTTCCAGTAGAACATGTGGTGCATGTGCAAAATAGCACCATCCGTAATTTTGCGTTTACAAACCTGGCATGTGTAATTATCACGGTAGAACACCGCTTCACGCAAGGTTGCCAAGTTGTAGCGCGGACCTTTCTGGTAGTCTGCGCCTTCTGGCTTTGCTTCACCTTTCTGGATAGATTGCAGCAACATCGTGTCAAAAGAACCAACCTCAACAGTTGCATGAGTAATCGGAATCACAGATACATACCGTTCGATAAGGCTGATGTTCAACTGCTTCTTATGCTCCAGAGAGGGTGCAAGCCAACCTTCATCACGCTTGCGGTTATCGAAACGCGGTTTACGGTAACGCAGTCTGTTTCTTCGGGAACGACGCATCTTGCGACAATCATCGTGATGTTCCTTCTCATCCTGCAATGTATCATATTGAGTAGATACATATTCGCGAGATTTGCTTTTTGCGCTGATACCGATGTAGTTGTAACCTACATCCTCGCAGATTTCGATGGGTTGGGTGTTTGTTTTGCTGTCATACAGCAGCTGGATGGTAAAGGGATGGTGTTTAACAATTTTCGCTTTTCCGTCTTTCAGAAGTCGGCGTACCTTGCTAAGACGGAAGGTAGGCATTAAGCGTTCACCATTGTTGCTGAGAACACAAACGCAAGTGTTCATGCAAGATACTCCTTTCGTTAAATAGTAATGAAACTATAAGTCAGGGCTTGCGCCCTGTGGTCCACTTCGCCAATGTTATGCACTGTTTTAGCCTTTCGACATGGCAGCCGCACATCTCCTACCCTTAGAGATTTTTAACGTAATACATATCAATGGCTTGCGTCATTGATACATACACTGCCCGCAGAGCCCGACACTTGTGGAGCATAATCGGGGTGCCTATATTATGAAGATGATTGCTCATCAAATGCATAACGGAGTTCGCAGCAACCGAAGTTGCCGTTCACCAAGGCTAACCAACCGGGCTTACGGGTTTCCCCGCAAGCCCCGTCTATAACCGGCGAACCGGTTTAGGCGGGGTTGTTGACTTTAGTACGCTGTGAGCTTGGAAATATCCATGTCATAGCGTTCATATTTGTGGATGTAATCGAAAACGGTGTTCATCTGTGCCTGAGTCGCGGTTTTGGTGGCGTCCATATCGAGAAATGTTTTTCCCAAAGACGGATTGCGAACCGCAATCCAACCGCGCCGGTACAGGTAATCGAGACCCTTCCCGCTCCAATCATAGGCCATGTCTAAGACTTCCTTATCAGAGAGGTTCAGGCGTATTCTGTTTTGCATGATGATGCGCCCCGCAAGAGCTGCATGCTCTCCGAACTCGCAAGGATACCATGTTCCGTCCGGAGCAATCATGCCGTATTCAGATAACTTCTGGATATTGTTAGATTCGTTCACGCAAATGACCCCTTTGTAGTCAGGTGTTGTTGTCAAAAAACTCCTGGCATTCGGTATCGTTCATCACGAACCCGAAATACGCCACACGCTTAACGGTCGTTTCCCAGACACGCATTGTGCGGCTCCGGGGCTGTACGACCCAAGAATGACAACGCCAAAGCCCGTCCTCGGAAAGAGCGTACCCGGTCGCAATAGAGCAGTGACCACGGTTTGCATCCCAAAGATAAGCGGAATTCGCGTGACATTGACTGGGCTGACCCTTGCGCATATAGCTGCTGCCATAGAAGAACTGCCCCCGACTGAGTGTTTTTACGGCGTCTTCGTCGTAGGCAGTCATGCAGACCTCATCTCCGCCGAAGCTGAGAATCTTGTCATGCAGTGCTTTCATGGCATCGAGCATCTCCTTGGAGAATCTCGATTCGCCGTTATATACCTGATGGCTGTCAATCCACCGCTTCCAATCATCACTCATCGGATTCCAGTGAATCGGCGTAGACATCTGCTCGGGTGCTGTGATGGGTTTCAGGCTATTCCAGCCTTTTCGTGTAAGTGTCATCTCGTTACCTCCGCCGGTTTCAGGAGTTTATCGATTCTTGCAATGATTTCATCGCGCTTCTCTCCGCTCGGAATCGAGTCACTGTGACCCTTATCCGTGAGAAGCGTGTCGAACATGGCAAGAATTTCATTCGGATTGACCGGCTTCTCGGCAGAGGCACGAAGATAGGCTTCGATATCTTCCACGAGATTCCAGTATTCCATGCCATACAGCATCGCACTGTTTTCGTTGCTATGCCGGTCTTCTTCCTCGCTTGCATCACTGCAAACGATAGGAAGTTTTATCTCGGCGAGATAATCGTCAAAGATGTCCGCAGTATAAGCGGCGAGCCAGCGAATATTGGTATTCATGATTTTTCCTCACTTTCTTTCAGCTTTTGCCGCAAGCATCATCCCGCAGCATTTGTTCAGGCAAATGACACTGACCACGAGCAGCGCGATATTGTGCAGCGTGAAGGACTGTGCCAAAGCACTGATGCTCAGGAAGATGAAGAGAACAAACAGGACAGCTAAGGTTTTGAAGAAGGTATAGATGATTCTGTTCATGGTAATGCTCCTTTTTTGCTCCGGTTATCGAAGCATGTCAACGATTTTTCCGACCAACTCATCATTGGTCACAAACTGGTTGCGGCCCCTGGCACCGAGCGATACAGAGGAGTAATCCTTCATATCGGCGGCATAGCGAACCATATTCTTGTCGGCAATCGGCTGATAGCAAGACCGTTCTGTGGTCACATACACGCATTTTCCGTTCAGGATATTCATGATGTGTCCGTAGCAGCCCGTCTGCTTGCCGTTGCGCTGCATGTTTTGCAGGTTATGCGTCAGCATCAGACCGTCGTTCTCCTTCTCGGCACAGGAGAGCATAGACAGTAGTTTTCGAGTCTTATACGCAGTGTTTGTCATAGTAAATCGCCTCATTTTTTAGAAATACTTGTAAGCAGCGTTCAGCCGCTTGTTGTAGAGTTGTAAGGTGGTCAGGTTCCCGCAATAGACCTTGCTGGACGAGATAGGGACATTCACCCCGGCTTCCATGTGCGAGAAGAACATCGCAAGACAATCTTCTACACTGTCGCTCGTGGTGAGTGTCTCGTATACCGGATACGAGTACCCAGCTGCCTGACTGTAGGTGGCATTGAGCTCATGGACAAAGAATTGGACCTGACCGGACACGGAACTTGCATCCAAACCCGATGCATAGCACCAGTTCAAGAGATTCGTCTTACGGCCGTGTGTCCATTGCAGAAGCCCATAGCCTCCGTCGTTCGGATTCTCGGCAGTAACACGAAGCCCGCTCTCCATTGCCATGCACCCCATCACAGCTGCAGTGCCGGCCTTAGAAAGACCTGCATCCCGCAACGCTGTATAGATGGCGTACTCATTGTCAGAAAGGTTCTGAGGCATCGTGTCCGTCACAGGTTCTTCTGCCGGTTCCTGTGCAGTCTCTGCCGTCTCGACAGAAGGCTCAGATACAGGTTCTGTCTCGGTCACCTCCTGCTCAGGTGCAGGCAGCACTGGCGCGAAAGGCGGCTGAGCGTTGAGTTCCCGAAGATGAACCTCCAACGGCGTGACATACTCGATATCAGAATCATCAGCTGGCTTTACCGACGCAGCATACGCAGGCGTCGAGAAAAAGCAGGCTAAGCAGCCTATGATGGTGATAACGCTGAGCATGAAAGCGGTGGTCCCGGCATAGAATTTCTGTTTGTCGTTCATTTTCATTTGTGATTACTCCTTTGAATAAAAGTTCCCGCCGACAATAGCTGTTCGGCGGGATGTGATTGATGTTCGGTTGTCGGAAAAACTTCATGCTTCACGGACTACGATGGCGGTGTATCCGCTGTTGGCAAGATACCGATACGCTGCATCATAGGCGTCGCTGAGCGACGGGGCTTTGACATACCCGATAAAATCGGAGCAGATAACCATGCCGGAAAAACCTGGGTTACCGGCATAGATGGCGAAGCGGGTGTTTTTCTTGGAATTGCGATTAAACATAGCGGACCTCCTTGCAGTCGCGTTCAAAAAGATGGATACGGATTTCTGAAAACAAAAAAGGCAGACCTACCACGAATGGTAAGTCTGCCTAATTTGAAAACAGAATTGTGAATGATGTACGCCCGAAAGATTCGGCTGTGTAGAATGTTATCTATCGTACAATACCAATTCTATGCCGTTCGCAAGGATACGCAAGAGAAAAACAAAAAAAGGCGAAGTCTTCCGAAAAAGACTCCGCCATGGTTTTGTGTGCGATTTATGCATTTCAGTGTTGTTATTCACGGCACATTTCTCGCATCTTATTCTTCCTCAAGCCATTTCTTGGTGATGTCAAGAAGGCATTTTCGGAATTCAGGAGCGGGCTGCATCGGAATCGAAGACCACTGAGAATCGAGAATGACAGGGTATTCGTACTGTTTGCCGTTATGCGAAAACGGTATGAACTGAACTTCTCCGTCCACGAGCCATAGCTTTTCCGTTCTGATGGGTTCGATGTACTCCGTCAGCCAGCATTCGTGCGTGACAACGGAATCCGCCACGAAATACTTTGTCTTATCGTCCAGTATCAGTGCTGGGTTGTTATCCTCGACACAATACACTCTTTCGACGAACGGCAGGAGCATCGTATCGGCGGCGTGTTTCGCGCTTCTCCCCTGCCGAATTTCCGATAGCAGGAAACACGATATGAAATGCGGGATACCGATGCCGGTCAGGCAGTCATCGAGTGTGTGTCCGGTACAGATTCTCGGTGTTTCCTGGTCCTCCCCCTTCATCCGATTCGTAGGGATTTGCGGAACGACCTTGTCCGGCAAGCATCCGGTATTCGCCATGAGATGAAATAGTATCTGCATTATGGGACTTACTCCTTCGGCAGTTTCTTGCGAAACGGGTCAAGGTCTCCTGGCCTATAGACCGACTTGACATAGGATTTGATGTCGTCTTCTCCAAGGCTCTCAAAGAGATTCAGCCAGCATTCGGCTTCAATCCGCATCTCGCCGCCCATTTGATACGCTTTCTCGCACTGCACCAAATCAAACTGAAAATCGTTCTTGTAGCGGCAGTTTTCGGCTGCTTTTGCAAATTTCGTAAATGTTCTGGTATTCAAGGTTTACCTCCTTTTCTGAAAATGGAAACAAAAAAGCAGACCCTCATTTCGAGAGTCTGCTCTAAGCACATAACAGATTGTGAATCTACCGGTATGGGGAATCAGAAGATGGTATCTATCATGCACTTACTATTCTATTCGATTCGCACAACTGTGCAAGGGGGATTTTGAGATGCGGCTACGCTTTCGCCTTCGCCAATTTCTTCGCAGCTACGCTTCCTGCTCACTCGCTGGCGGCAGCTACGCTTTCGATATCGTCTGCGTTCAGGTTGATGTACTGCCACGATTGCGGGGCGCGTTTCAGGTGCAGCTGATGCATGGGCAGAGAAAGTTTGCGGACATTTGAGATATTCCAGCCATACAGCATGCCGGTTTTGTTGCCATACTCGAACAGCGCGGCTATATCGATACAGCTTTCCCGAATAAACTTATCCGCCATACCGGACAGCTTTTCGCCGTCTGCATAGTAAGGAGACAATCCTGTCAGGCAGTTCAGCTGGTCGATGTCCTCGCAGGTAAAGGCCCCGATGATTTCCCCTGCACCGCCGTTTGCCTTTGTCTCATAGCAGAATACAGCGAATGGAAACGAGATTTCCCAAGGCCGAGATTTGCGGACTTCGAGCGTCTTTTCACCCGACATGATTTTAGCAAGCCATTCGCGTTTTATCGAAATGACGACCGCTTTGCCGTCATTTACCGCGAGTGCATTTTTGAGAGCAGTCATGATTATCAGTCCTTATCATCATTACAGAAGTTATCAACTTTCCCTTCTTCCCGCTCGTATGCGGACATGAACTGTGCGACAGCCAATTCAAAGTGACTACGGCTGATACTGTTGATGTCCGAGAAATCGAGGAACGCATGCTCGAAATTGCTGGTCATTGCAACAAGAACGTGCATTTCGAATTCTTTGGCGAACTCTTTTGGCGTGCCATCGAAGTGGATGATGATATCCTCGGGCTCCACATCGGGGTCAACATAGTTCGAAATAGCATCATCCTTCGCGTCACGAAGAAACTCGTTGACACTGTCCTCGACTTCGAGTTTGGTATAGTCACCGAGCGGCACCCCCTGCTCCTTGGCGGAATCAGTTGCAGCCATCATCTTCATGACATAGTAGCGGAACATGAGAAAGGCACATGCGCCCGTCGGTTTGAAGTCCCAAATGACCTTTTTCAGCTGCGCCTGACGGTTGTTTACGACTTTATAGTTGGCTTTCATGAAATCTCCTTCTTAAAAAATGCTTTACAACGCATGAAGATTTGATTTGCAGGGTGCATACATCAGCGGCTCGTCCGTTACTTTCAGAACGGTGCCGTCCCCCTGCCTGCACGCATACAGGATTGCTTTAAGCATCTCATAGGCAAGTTTGCTGTTGTAGGCAAGCCCTGCGTTGGAGATGCCGAAATTGCCATTCCAGCCAACCCTGAGTTTTCTCAGTTGTGGAATCAGAAGGTCACGGGCTTCTGCTATGCCGACGCCGCCCCAACGAGCGTCATGATACGCCTGCAGCTGTGGTTTATTATCGGTATCAGCTATATCGAGAACTTCATAGATGATGCCAAACTGTCCCATCAGGATTCTGGAATACGCATCGAGGATGGCAGCAGCTTTTACCCAAGCACTTTCATTCATGTCGATGCGCTTAGTATACGGGTTCTCCTTGTTCCCTACCGCGATATCCGTTGCCGAGAGCGCAGTTTGATAGATTTCCCCTGCTGCGTTTTGCATGGAAGGCACGGGAGCTGTGACCTTAAAGTCGGTAAATATCATATGCGCCTTTTCGATATCCACATCATTCACACCGTAGGCGTCCCCGACCTCTTTGCAGATGGAAGAAAAGTTGTTGCCGTAGAATGTCTGCATTACCTGCATGACATGCAAAAACAGCTGATACTGCTTTTCGGTCATTTCGAAAATCATGGCGCACCTCCGTTACTTTATTAGCATTATACCACAAATGTGTATTCAGTACAACCATGAACGCTGATTCGTAACAAATAAGATACAAACAAAAAAGTACCCCTAAAATCCTCGACTGAAATCGAAGATTTTAGAGGCAGTGGCGCTCATGGAAGGATTCGAACCTTCGGGCGATTTCTCACCGGCGGTTTTCTGGACCGCTGCCATCGGCCACTCGGCCACATGAGCATATGGCGCAGAGAGCGAGATTCGAACTCGCAAGCCGGGGATTGACCCGACGACGGATTAGCAATCCGTAGCCCTACCGTTAGGCGACCTCTGCAGATTTGCACCCGTTTTGTTAAACAATAAAGTTGACTATCGAACTCTAAACTTTACTATCTCGTTGTGGGTGCTTGTATGACCCCTGGCAGACTCGAACTGCCGACTCCAGCTTGAGAGGCTGGCGACTTGGACCAACTTGTCGAAGGGGCCTTATGGTGTGCCGGGTAGGATTCGGACCTACGAACTGTAACAGACCTGTTTTACAGACAGTTTGCTTTGACCGCTTGCATACCGGCACATATGAGGAGGCATTAAGCCTCGTGGTGCTCCCGGCTGGAATCGAACCAGCGACACATAGGGCTTCAACCTACTGCTCTACCAACTGAGCTACAGAAGCAGATGGGGACCCGTGGGGAATTCGAATCCCCAACCTTCTCCGTGAAAGGGAGATGACTTAACCAATTCGTCGAACGGGCCATATATAGCCGCAATCCTGCGGCGAGTGGGTTATGCGATGACGAGGATGTCATCGATTTTCGTATCGAGCATCACGGCGAGAATCACAAGGTTGTCGATGGTAGGAAGTGCAGTGCCTGCCTGCCATTTGGCTACCGCCTGTGTGGAGACACCGAGCGTATCCGCCACATCCTTTACCTTGATGCCTGCCGCTTTTCGCAGTGCCTTGATATTGGCACCTGTTTGCTGGATATCGATTGTTGGAACGTTCATTTTCTTTTGCTGCCTTTCTGTATTGCAGGCAACAAAAAAACGCTGCCTGCCGAAATGAATCGACAAGCAGCGTTCGGAATGCAAATGCCGTCAGAAGACGCACCGCAGCCGTTCGAGGTCTGTTTTGGCCTGTCGATGGGTATAGGAAACAAAGCTGGATTCGTAGGACTCGAATTCAGATTCATAACTATACTCAGCAAACGACATAGCATTAACAGTCTTGCACAGCATCTTCGGTTGTCTCCTTTCGTTTCGTTCTGTTTACATTATACCACTTTTGTGGTTTTGGTCAATCAACCCGTGGTTTACTTTTTCACCCATCTTGCGGTATCGGGAATGTACACCGCATCTGTCCCCTCTTGCTTCGGGTTGGAGGGATTTTCCCTGCTGCCAACTGGCGGCTTCTGGCCCTTGAACTTGTACTTGTCACGGTAGCCAGCGCCTTCGTGAAGAACGCGGTCTGCGTCGAGTTCGTGCTTGCTCATCACACATACGCTCCTTCCGGAAGCCTGTCTGCATCTGACAGTTCATCGACAGTCAGTTCCCTCAATGTTCCTTGGTCTGTATCCAAGCCGACGGTATACACATACACAATACTGCTATTCTGGAATACTTCGGCCGGGGTCTTGCTTTTACTGACGATTTGTTCGATTTGCTGCTTCGACGCCGGATACAGGACCCAGCGTTCTTCGCTTCGCACTTCTGTGCAGTTGCAGAAATACAATTTTTCGTCCTCGTCCTTGCATACGCAGAGCAACGAAATGCCGTCATAGCTCCAGAATACTTTATCGACAACAAGTTCTTTTCCAAACAATTCCTTGAAATTCAGTCCCTCAAACAAGGGCTCTCCGCGTAAGCTCATATCTGCTCCTCTTTTGCCTCTTCGTTTCGCAACCTATGGTTGGAATTTCTTGTTTTTATCTTCGCCCAAGACGCGAGGATTCGAGGAGGTGAACCTATCGGTGTGCGCTTTTTATTCTTGTGCTTGCCCATGCCTAGTCCTTCTCAAGAAAATGTTCCCACGGTGTTCTTTTGATTTGCTTGCCGCCAAAGGAGTAGTGCTTATCATAATAATCCGACATTTCTGCGGCATACTTGGCAGCGTCAACTGCGTTGGAAAACACAGATTTGCCGATGCTTTTTACTGCAACCCAATGAACAACAGTGTGACCATCTACATCCACACCGATGCAATGCGCATCGACATATTTTCCCTTAAAGAATCTGGTAATCTTGACCGGGTATACAACATATTCCAGTTCAACGAGCCGCTTTTCGTTGTAATACCGATGTTCCCAGACGCCCCAGAGAGTGTTGCCAATTTTTGGCTGCATGCTTTTCATAAGAGCCTCTCTTATTTTGTGGTTTTGGTCGGGAAAACCTCATACACACTAACATACAGCATCCCCGGCTTATAATCCGCATATTCTACCGGACGCTTCTGGTCGTATACCTTCACATCCGAACCATCATCTGGCGTGAGCCAGAGATATTTGACGTGCTCGGCATAGCGCGGGTTTTCCACGCGATAGACCTGACCTTCTTTGATTTCGAGACGTCGCATACAGGCTTGGACGCGGGAAAACTCAACAAATGCACCATAGTCACCAATCACGATACGGTTGTACCCGTTGGTAATGACTGTGCCATCAGCGGTTTCGAGCGAAATCGTGTCACCGGACACATTGCACCATTCCGGCAATGTCTTTTGAAACTTGGCTCTCACATCGCAGAAGAAGGTACGCGGGATGGGTTTGTATCCATAATCTCGGGCAAGTTGCTCTTGATATTTGAGCATCCGAGCGCCGACTTCTGAAATTCTATGCTTCATCGATTACTCCTGACTCAGCATCTGCGCAGAAGCAACTTCCCGAATATTGCGATTCTCTTTTTCGGGAGCCGACACAATGCGGCGATGAGAGCGCATCAGCGTCAATACGCGGTTACGGAGCTTTTCATCTTTAATAAGCTGAGCAACCTGTTTGATTTCCGATTCGCGCAGATACATTGTACTGTTGATGAGAACGCCATGTACCTCGCCGTTTTCGGAACTTTTCTCAACCTTATCGACATTGTCATAGGCGTAAATCACATCAACATCAATGCTGACGGACGCTTTCTCAAGAAGTTCAGTTCCTCCTTGGGCTACCAGCCACTTGTGTGTGTGGCTTTCGTCAGAAATGTATGTTTCGCCAATGAGTCCCAGCGGTGGCGACACAAGGTTGTTTGTGGAATAACGGATATGGTCCTCGCTTTCATTGAGGTTATCCTGCCAAATACACATCGGCTTGAGGCTTTTGTCCTTAAAATGAACATAGGTGTCCTGAATGAATGTGCAGACGGTTCGCTTAATATAGTCGATTTCCGGCATCTCTTCTACATTGCGAAAAACAAGGCGCGTAGACTCGCCCTCGCCGTACTCTTCGTCGTCCGTCACATAGCGGACTTTCTCCAACACAAACTTGGGTTTTAATGCCTCTTTAACGGCTTCGAGAGAAAATACATTCCACCTCATTAAATTATGTGTGCAGGGTACACCGTCTATAGTCGCTTGCGACTTAGGCGGTGAGGAATGCACTAACCAAGAGGCAATTTGAAGTGTACTCAGTTAGCACAAATACCCTGCTACTCCTTTCTTTTAATGATTAAGATATTTTTTTCCATGCGGGATGTATGGAATTTGCTGCTTTTACAATTTTAAGCTTTTTAAGGCTTGCGGATTTTTGACCGCTTTTTGCGGGTGTCTCGAACTCTATATTTACAGCACCATTCTTTTTGGTATGAGTGCTATGCACAATGAGATTTTCTCCGTTGAGAGAGACTAAATCACCCGGATTGAGATTCACCTTTTTGCGTAACAGAGCACGATGCCCTGCGTATGTCCTCTTGCCACGGTATTTGTGCAGATTTTCCGAATCCTTTTTGTGGTTACGGTTAATTCTACCGTTGAAGAGTTCTTTTCCGGTGGCTATCTCTCCTGTACGAATGTCAATGTAGCGAGAATCATAAAACTTTTCAAGGATACGGTTGTTACGCCTTGCCTTTTCATAGTGCTCAAACATACAACGGAGATTTGGATGAAATTCACCCATTGCATATGCATCATTGTTATGGCTTTTTTCAAGCTGAAGCGCGATACGCTTTTCTTTTGTCATTGCGCCGTAAGTGATTGTAACAAATGGCTTGCCAAAAGCAACGTAGAGTTCATTGACGATTTGCCACCTAACAGTATTCATAAAAGCTGCACCGGAAAGGTCGGCAAATTTAATCTTTTCTCCGAAACCATAAAGCTTACCGCTTTTTTGGTGATTGGCAGGCGTATGGCACTTTTCGCATACTGTTAGAAGTTCGTTCAGGCTGTTGCCGTGACGACCTTTCCAGTAGAACATATGGTGCATATGTAAAATCGCACCTTCTGTAGCTTTACGCCCACAAATTTTACAGACATAGTTATCGCGGTAAAATACCGCTTCCCGCAAGGTTGCCAAATTGTAGCGAGGACCTTTTTGATAGTCTGCTCCCTCAGGAATGACTTTTCCTTCCTGAATTGCTTTTACAAGCATCGTATCAAAAGAGCCAACCTCAACCGTTGCATGAGTAATAGGCATTACTGTACAATACATCTTAACAACGTTGACATTGAGTTCTTTCTTATGTTTCAAAGAAGGAGCAAGCCAACCCTCGCCGCGTTTGCGATTATCGAAACGCGGTTTACGGTAACGCAGTCTGTTTCTGCGGGTGCGGCGCAACTTACGACAACTGTCGTGGCAGGCTTTCTCATCCTGTAATGTATCATACTGCGCAGATACATACTCGTGAGATTGACTTTTCACACTGATGCCGATGTAGTTGTAGCCAACATCCTCACAGATTTCGATGGGCTGCGTGTTTGTTTTACTGTCATACAGTAACTGGATAGTAAATGGATGATGCTTAATGATTTTTGCTTTTCCGTCTTTCAGAAGATGGCGTACCCTGCCAAGACGGATGGTAGGCATTAAGCGTTCACCATTGTTGCTGAGAACACAAACGCAAGTGCTCATGCAAGGCACTCCTTTCGTAAAATAGTAATAAAACTATAAGTCAGGGCTTGCGCCCTGTGGTCCACTTCGCCAATGTTATGCACTGTTTTAGCCTTTCGACATGGCAGCCGCACATCTCCTACCCTTAGAGATTTTTAACGTAATACATATCAATGGCTTGCGTCATTGATACATACACTGCCCGCAGAGCCCGACACTTGTGGAGCATAATCGGGGTGCCTATATTCTGTTGCTTCTTCCAGAATAACTTTTCCCTGCTCGCCATAATCACCCGTATAGTAGCTGCGGATGATGTTAGCGGCATGGTCATTTCCCTGTTGCTCATAGGTTTCGGCAATGAGCTCGACATAAGCCCTGAATTTTTCCTCGTCACCTTCACGATGCGCGGCGATGAGCATTCCGATGGCCACAGCGCTTATATTATTCACGAAATCACCCCCTGAGTTAATTTCAAAAATGGTACTCCAGCCGGGAGTTGAACCCGGAGAAAACAGAGTTTGAATCTGCCGCGTATGCCAATTTCGCCACTGGAGCATAGTATGTCATCCGCAAAAGCAGACGACAGTTGCATGGCTTGATTTTACAGCGAATATCACATTTTATCGCTGTTTTTATACTTGTATTATACCATATTTGGACGCGGATTTGTAGCGAGTACAAGTATGATTCACAAACAATTAACATCTGAGCGAGTCGCATTTTGTGCGCTTGCTTGTCGTATTCGTCTGGCGCGAATCAGTGCTGAATCTGCCTCGAATCTGCCCCGTCAGAAAACAGGCAAAAGCAACAGCAACACAAACGCGAGTCTTTGCAAGTTTCAGAAATAGCGCTTTCCTCGGCTCAGGACTTGCTCTCTGCGGGCGCTGGCGTCCAGTATAAGAGCGTTCCGAGGATATCGCACATCGGTGCCGCCTCGAAGACGCAAAGCGTTTCCAGAGCATCTCTGAGGCGCTGCTCGTAATCTGTACGCAGCATATCAAGGGGAACCAGCACCTTGTAGGAGCCGGAAGGCGCTTTCAGAACGGGAGATTCGGATGCTGAATTCTCAGTAGGGTCATTCTCCCATCCGCAGGTGATGAGATAGTCATACAGAGCATAGGGGTTTACGGCAGAGACTGTCTTTCTGCCATCAAGCATCTTGTAGGCACGGAGATACTTGGCTTCTCGCGCAAGGTCTTTGCTTGTGAGAGGATACGGGATTCGGTTAAGGTCCATGTTGCTGACGAGGTCTGCGCGTTTTACCTTGACGGCAATGTCGTTTTGCTTAACACGCCAGATATACTCTGCGTATGTCATATCTTTTTCCCGAGTCAGTACAGAGACCGCCTCAGCCACTTCCTGAGGGAATTCCGCTCTGATGGTATCTATCGTGGTGCCGGTATCCTCCACCGTGTCGTGCAGGTAGGCGGCAGCTTTCACCAGCGGGTCAGGCTCAACGCCGTCTGCGACAACGGCCACATGCGCCGTGAAGTAGTCTTCCCCTGCCTTGTCGGTCTGGCCCTTGTGCGCCATCATGGCGAATGCCTTTGCTTTCTCAATATAATCAATCATTCGTATCACCTTTCTTTGTGTCGTAATCAGCACCACGCGGGTCTGCCGGACAATAAAAAAGGCTTGCCAGTTTCCCGGCAAGCCTCGATAGATTCAGGTCTTTGCGGACCTCTGTTGTAGTGTTGGAAACGGAAGATTTACTCCGCAGCGCCCTCAACGATTACGACCTCAGCCTCGGTCTCCTTAGGCATGTCGGCATCTTCCTGCTTGGTGTCGGTGCTGTCCTCGGAAGTCTCGGCAGACTTCTCGGTCTCAGCAGACTCAACAGGAGCGGCAGGCTCGGCAGGAGTCTCAGCAGGTACAGCGGGCTCAACAGGAGCAACGGGCTCGGCAGGAGTTTCAGCAGGTACAGCAGACTCAACCGGAGTCTCTGCGACATAGGTCTCGGTGTTGATGCTCTCGGCGCTCATTTCCTGCGCCGGAACCTCGACAACAGGCTCAGCCCCGGCTACGATAGGGTTTGCAGCCACCTTAGCACTCTCGGGCAGACGAGCGATAGACTCAGTCTTGGTCTCGCCGCAGCCAGTGCAAGTGTAGGTCTTGACACCCTCATGCTCAGTGGTAGGCTCGGTGGTAACGACACCGTTATCCCAAGTATGGTCTTTCTTGGGCGTGGTAGAGAGAACGGTACTCACTTCACCGCAGACGGTGCAGTAGATTTCGGTGCGACCCTCTTCCTTGCAGGTAGGCTCAATGACACGCATCTCGGCATGGTGACCGGTGGAGTGTACAATGTTGTCCTTGTAAGAGAAGCTGTCATCCTCATTGCACTTGTGCATCGTATAGCCGTCCTCGGTGCAAGTCGGCGGGACAACGGTAACAGTGAAGGTGTACTTGGTGGGCAGGACCTTTTCGGTCATGGTCGCATCGCAGTTCTTGCAGTGCAGGGTCTTGACGCCGTACTCGTCATGAGTGGGCTGGGTAGTGATGACACCCTCATCCCAGATATGACCAGTACCACCGTAGGAGTAGGTCATGGTATGGGAAGCATCGCGCTTGCAGTGCATCAGCATAGTGCCCGGCTCGGTGCAGGTAGCCTTTTTCAGGCATTCGGTGTGCTCGAAGTCCCAGTCGTGGCTGCCGATAGCGGGCATAGGAACGAGAATTTTGCTGTCGCAGCCATCATTGGTGCAGTACATCCAACGCTCGCCCTCAGTCTCGCAAGAGGGCTCCTTGACGATTTCACCAAGACCCGTGTACTCATGGACATGGACCTTGGCAATGCTCTCGGTCTTGGTCTTGTTGCAGACGGTGCAGGTATAGGTCTTGATGCCCGGCTCGGTGGCAGTAGGCTCCTTGGTGATAACACCCTCGTCCCACTGATGCTCCTCATTGACGGGGATATCGCGGACATGCTGCTTATCGTTGCAGCGTTCACAGACCTTATCTACGCTGCCAGCGTCCTTGCAGGTGGCGGGAGTAGTGACTTCCTTGTACTCATGACCCAGTGCAGGGACGATGTTGTCCTTGAAGGACTTGGTGGCATCTTCCACGCACTCGTGCA